CATCCCCTTATAGGACATCAGCGCATGATGAAACACGTGGAATTTGTCTGGCTGCTCAATCCACACTGATAGTGCTCTGCGGGTAACAGCGGTTGATGAGGCCGGACCCCAGGAAAGTAGTTTGTAGGTGACTGCGATCCGGGGATAAGCGTTGAGCAGCTTCTCAAGATGTCTGTCGACCTGTTTGCAGTCTGTGCAATCGTAGTTGGTAAAACTGACCAAAATCAGATCGGGGTCCTCTGCACCCACCCTTGGCGACAAAGGATCGTTCAGCAATTTATTGTGAATCAGAACGTCTGTCTGCGGCGAACGGTGAGCTGTTCCGGCAGGCAGGTTTGCTTCGGGCAACTCATTGCGTGCAGCCTGGGAAGCCGATGCCGCAGCGATGCCCATGAACATCAGCAATAACATGGCTTTATTGAGCATAAACTTTCTCCACGATTACCTTAATCAGACCCACGCTGACGACAGTCGGCGTGACAGCCGTTAATTTACAATCAGTTGATCAATCATGGGCAACGTGAGGTTCAGAATTCTGTAAACCGGAGGGCCCTGAGGTCATGTTTCAGTAACAGGCGCACAGACATTGCATTCCGAATGTATATGACCTGTGAAAAACTGCCGCTAAGGTAGTGAGAGGTTGCCCGCCTGACCGGGATAAACCATCAGCATCGACGGGTCAAAAGCGCTGGTTGAGGCGGGTGCTCTGGCTGCCTGCTTACTAATGCCACTCATGACGGTGGCCACCAGCACATGCCGGCCTTCATGTGTCATCAGAAGATTGACGGGCTGTGCGGCATGGCTTTGGGCCAGTGGCGGTATCGGCGGATAGCGACCGGTTTTGCGATAAGCCTGCTCCCGCACCTGCTGCCTGTCGAAATCTGACTGCGCCGGCATCCAGGGCTTATAGGCAACTCCGTTGTCACGCGCGTTCTGACGGGCCAGTCGGTCACGCTCTGCCATTTCCCGGCTGTGCGATACTGTGCTTTCCGGATACAGGGCTGCCAGCGTCACGGCTGAGATAAGTCCTGGCAGACCGGTAAGCGCAGCAGTGAGCCCGGTCAGACCCGTTGTGGCGCTTCGGCCAATCAGCAGGTCGATCCCCCAGCCCGTCAGTTTAAGCGGTGTCAGCAGCGCGCCTGCCGCATGTTTAATCAGCCAGAATCCGCCGCTGATACCGGCAAGGCCGGTAACCGCCAGCGCAGTCTGCCCCACAAACTTCGCCATTTCAGGATGCCGGTGCGCGATATCTGCTATCTGCTGGAGAGAATGCGTCAGACTATCCAGCCCCTGCGTGAAGGTGTCCAGCAGGCCGCCATCCCTGCCCATCACCAGCTGCAGGTTCTGCCATTTTTTGTGGAAGTCGATTTTCTTGCCGTTATAGGTGCTGCCAACCGCGCCATAGGCGTCATCAAGCCCGCGCGCGATACCATAGGCGTCGATACGGTGATGAATGGTCTCGAGCTGTTTGTCGATGAGGTTAAACATCTTGCCGCCGGTCCGCCCGAATATCAGGGCGTTCTCACGCTGCTTCTGCTCATCCGTGTAATGGTTCCTGCGATAGATGGGCAGGATGACGTTTTCATAGTATTCAACCGGCGACTGGCTGAAGAGCTGGGCGTTGATAAGCGGGTTACCCCGAAAACGCTTCACGCCCCCCAGGCTGTTCAGCTCTATCTTGCTGGCATCCCATATGCCCATCGTCATCAGGTCGTGCGCGACCTGATTCGGCAGTTTAATAATGCCATTTAACCGGTTGTAGGCGGTCATCAGCGCATCACCTGCGGAACTGCCCTTCAGCTCGCCGATTATGGGCTCAAGTTCTGCAAACAGGACTTTATTGCTCAGACCAAACGCGGAAGTGCCCGCTTTAGCCATAAACTGGCGGTACTGGGTGAAGTCGACGTTGCCACCAGAAGACTGGATGGCGCGGAACGCCGCGTCCATGAGTTCATTAAACCGCTCAGGGCTTTTCAGGCCGCCCGCGGTTTCGGTGAAGCGCAGCATATCCATCTGCTTCGCCACCGTGGTTTCGCGCTGGTGCTCATCCAGTCCGCGGGAGGCGAAGGTAATACGCGCAAGCACAGGTGCAGCCAGTTTCGCCGCGCGCAGCTGCTCTTCAACGGACTTCTTGCCGGATTCGCTGAATACGCCCTGCGCCTCCACCAGATATTTCAGCATGTCAGTGGCCGAGGAGCCCCGGACCCCCGTGGTTTCGGCGAAACGAAGTGCTTCTTCTATTGCCGCCTGACTCATGCCGAACTGTCTGAACTTCTCGGTCATGGTCTGGTAGCGGGCTGCCTCATCAACAAAGCCCTTCAGCATCCTGAAGCCCAGATAGCCGGTGGCCAGATTGGTCATACCCTCTGAATATGAGCCTCCGCCAGGTGGCCGGCCATTACCGCCGCCGTGGCCAGACCCACCGCCACCCCAGCCACCCGGGGGGACGCCGTTATGCCAGCCATGCCACCTGCCGCCCTGTCCTGAAGGCGGAGGCAGCGCAGGTCCTCCGCCATGGTTGCCGTATCCGCCGCTGCCACCTGCAGCTGCGGCACCCGCGGCCAGAACTGGCAACGTCATGGCAGCACCGTAGCTGCCCCCCAGTAGAGGCACATTTCGGGAGGCCCGGTTGATGCGCTGTGTCTGGTCAGCAATCTCGCGGATGGCACCGGCGTACTCGCGCGCACCGCGGGATGCGCCGGAAAACTCATTGTTCAGGGAGCGATTGAGTGCCCGTAACGCAGATGTCGCCTCACGGGCCGCACTCGTCAGAGCTTTGATGTTCCTGGTGATGGTGACAAACTTCTTATTCAGCTCAATCGCATCACGGCTCACCTGCAGCAGGTTGCGCGTAATCTGGTCATCGAGCGCCAGCCGCACGGCTACACGGTAAGCCTGAATATCCATGGGAACCTCAATTTACGGGCATAAAAAACCCGCCGCGGCGAGTCTATTTGCGGAGCGCACCATACAAAAGGGATACTGAACTCTAACGTTAACCTGTCGATAATTGGCCTGGAGCCAATTAAAGGAGCCTCAGGCTATGGATAAGCTCTCCCGGTTATTTGAAAAATCCCGAGATGTTCAGTCGCTTTATAAGCGAACTACTGACGCTCAACTCAACTTTATCGCTACAAGATGCAATCGAGACGAAGTTGCGGCTATCCACATCAGGTTGAAGCAATTTCGCTCTGAACTAGCAGCTTGCCCGGATTGGGACGGTGACACTCAAGACCAGATATGGGATGCGATCGAGACACATAAACGTCTACTTGTGCAGATTGATTTGCTAGAGAAGCCATAAACAGTGCTCATTCTCACTGAATAATTAAGGCTGACTGCCGATACCAAAGGCATGCAACTCAAGGAGAACGCTTAATGGAACAACCAAACCCTCTCGCAGTCCTGTCGTCGTTCATCTGGTTTTTGATGTTTATCCCATGCTTCCGCATGGCTCAGAAAGCTGGTTTCGGATGGAAGATGGCGCTATTGCTCTCTTGCCCAGGTATCCATTTCATCATGCTCTACGTCTTCGCTTACAAGAAATGGCCCAACGCGCCGTACCGATAAACACTGATGGTTTATTTGGTTATATGCCGTTAAAAACAAAAACCCGCCGAGGCGGGTTTATTCTTTGCAGAGATTTCAACTATTTGGCTAACATAATCGAAATATATTCAGCTACGTGCTTTAATTATAAGACTTGGGAAAATGAAATAAATAATTAGCGTAAACATAGACTATTAGCATCACTTTAGGCCAAATTTGAAAATTATAAATCCATCTAAAAAATCATTGCCAATAACAACAATTTATTTCAATCACTTTTTATGAACCTGCTAGTGAATCTGGATGAGGTATCTCTGCCATAACCTCCTCAGCGTCACAATTATCAATAAAAAAGTACAATGTAGAATCAACAATTTTCAAACGCCGCGTACCGGGATCGTAATCAAATAATGGAGGAACGATATTTTGATTTGTCTGAAGTATTGCTAACCTACGCAGCGTTCCGGTAACATCAGATGTTCTAACATTATCAGGATGTGAATGTATCTCTTTAATAAACTCTTGTAACGATTTTCGCTCAATGCCATCTTTTAACTCTAAATAGCTCCTATTCAAAAGGACTTGAACTAAATAATATTGGAGATATAAAGCTACAGCATCTTCACTTGGTCTTCTACTCCTGCTACCAGCAGCTATTGATTCCAGACTTCGCACATGCCTTGAAGAATACTCAGCAACCTTTGCATTAATTGCAGCATTTAGCACATTTTCGTCAATTAACTCTTTGAACTCTAGTAGAACTGACTTGACTCCATACAACTCACAAAACTTTTTTAGCAATTCTTGTACAACAGCCACACTTCCATGAGCTTGATTGAAAATTTTAGATTTTATAGCATCATCAATTGATATATTTAACGCTCTTTCTCCGACTTCTGCAATCCTGGCAAAATCCGCTTCAGTCCATGGTTCCACAGGAACTTCTGCCATACGATCTTGAAGATCACCGTTGAACTGTATTAGCCGGTTATTTTCTCGCCAAACACCTAAAATTATGAATCGAATGCCCATCTCTTCAAACGTGCGCAAGTCAAATGCGAGCTGCCCTTGAACTTCGGTAGACAAATAGTGAAAATTTTCTAAAACAAAGAACTTTTCTGCGCCACCTACCGAGATTAAAAGTTCACCCACATCTTGAGCAGCCGTAAGATTAAATTCAATCGGACGAGAAGTAGTTTGAAGTTCTTTTCCAGTTTTACCTTCAGCACTAACTTCGACATCGGTTTTGGCAAGAAAAGGTAATATTGCTGAGAAGGTGCTTTTTACTGCACCTGTTGCTTCTTTTGAACTTGTAGCCGACTTTTCGGTAATAATTTCCACCCCAAAACCGCGTAGAAAAGCTCTATAAATATCTTCTGCACTACTGGTTGGTCCGCAATGATACGTTGAGCGATATTTTTCTTCTAAATGACGCTGCAAAAGAGCTGTCTTGCCCTGCTTAGATGAGCCGTAGATAACGATTTGCTTTGTAGTTGCTAGTGCATCAGATAGAGCCTGATCTACTGCCTCACGTTCTATATAGGTGGCAACAGGATCTTTTGAGACACCAAAAACATTATTTAGATGCATAAATATCTCCCTAATTAGATACGTTATTTTATCATAAAATTTAAGAATGAGCATGAAAACACTTCATTGAAAGGTCATAAACCTATTTCCTTCGGCTAGCTGCCTCGCCTTAGTATGAACTTCCGTCTTCTTGCTCTCAGGGACTAGCATCATCCAAAATTCTTTCATTGTTAGCTGTTCAGCATCTACCATGCTCATACAAAGCTATGCAAATGCTTCGCTTGTCCCTTTAAGCAGTTAAGAGCTCTTTATGCATCTAAAACTTAAATTTAGAGTCATAAATTCATTAATACGTCTTGAAACCTTGCGAAATGGCCTGTTCTATCGACTCCATGAACGGGTCAATCTTCCTCACATATGCCGGTCCAATGAAAGGCCGCGGCGGTATATGTTCAGTGCCGACCTCCTGCCATAGCCCGATGTCACTTTTTGTCCCGACGATGGCCGCCAGTCCCACTACTTCACTTTCGATTGAGTCTCTTAGTTCACCTGAGCGCAGCAGCGGTTCGTCTTCACTGTAACCCTGACGTACGCGGTCAATCTTTGTGGATTCTGCCAGCGGTGCCCAGGCATCAAATGGCCCGTAAGCAGGCTGGTACACGCCAATTTCTTCCTTTGCCGTTTCCTCAATCTCTTTTACGATGACGCGGAAACCCGCCTCCAGCCCTGTAGATATACTGGCTGACGCAGATGACAGCTCGCGGGCAAACTGTTCAAGGTCCACTACTTACCTTCCTCCCACCTTCGTGTGCACCAGTTGTAGGTACCACCCTCAAGCTCACCAATGACGACACCCATGGCAATGCGCTCATGGGGCATCAGCTCTGTCAGGTCAGGGAAAATCACGCTGAACGGAACCCCGGCTTTCATCAGCCAGCACTGGTTTATAAACCCGGGGTTCTGCGCTAGTTTTTTGCGGCGGTCTCCGTGGCCTCATCGTCATCGTATTTCGATTTAGCACGCAGGCAGGCACTGACTGCCATGAGTCCGCTTTTTCCCAGGATGGCGAGCATGCTCTCAATCTGCTTCGGGTTCTGCGGCACCGGGTATTCCTCGCCGTCGATGTCAGCCACGGCCGCGGCCGGAAAGGCATACATGTTCATGTACATCACGTTGATGGCCATCTCTGGCCCCACCGCAACCGTCAGGCGGGACTCCTGCACCGGGTCGAGTTCACGCAGGGTGATGACGCGCCCGCTGGCATCCCGCACCTGATTAGAGTTAACTGGCGATACCGCTACTTCGGGCGGCGTCTCATGCACTCTGACCTGCACCATTGTTTATTCCTCAGTTCACTTTTTTACGACGGTTGGCTGTCCATGACAGGGTCTGGTTCACTGTCTTCTCACCCTGCTTGTTGCCGGCATCGGTAAGGTGAAACGACACCCCCTCGTAGCGGTACACGCTGACTGTACCGTTGGCTTCAGTGATGGTTTCGGTGATGGTGCCGCGGGGTTGATCGATGCCGTTGTAATAGTTGTCTTCCCATTTCGCCCAGAAATCATCGAGCGTGGCATCCATTCGCTCTGCAGCGATGGTGCCGTTCCAGCCGACGGGTATTTGCAGCTCGTCGGTAATGCCGTTGAGCGGTGTGATTTTATGGGTCGAGACCTGCGGCTTTGAATCAAAGCTCATGATTTTGGGAATGCGCAGTTTTCCCGTAGGC